CCAGTTGATAATTTTATTATGTTAACATTATAGGATATAACACAATATTTGTCAACTGAAATATGCTTATTGTTAAAATTTTGTAACTGAACAGTTAAAGTAGTTTTATGCCAGCTGTGGGCGGATTTTTTTTATTTCTTATTTTCTATAGTTAAAGTAAGTCTTGCGTAATATATCTTTTCTTTTGTTTATAAATTCTGCAAATTGCTCCTTTACTTGCCGTTCAAGAGGGTGCAAATAAAAGGCATTTCTGCGTTCAAGCTCTGACATTCGTTTAGCCCTGTAGGTTGCCGCCTCAAGGCTGATGTCACATAAATTTGCAATTGCAGCGGAAGTTAACGCTTGCAGTTCATGAAGGACACAGGCAGGGGCGAGTAAATCCCGAGCAAATACATTTGCTGAATGTTCGGCATCATCAGTTATTAAGAAGCCGTTGCCGTCAGCTTTAAATAAATGCCCTAAGAAAATGTGTCCAAGCTCGTGTGCGATTGTGAATCTGCATCGCTGAGGAGATTGCTCATCAGCATAGACGATGTACAGCTTATCATCTTGCATCAAAGTTATTCCACTCTCATTTTCACTTAGCAGATTGACTGCCGAATTTTTCAGTAAAACAATGTCTGCTTGCTTTGCTATCTGACTGACTTTAACAGGCAAGTTGCTGATTCTGTAGTCGATTAAGCATTGCCAAGAGGCATTGCGTGCCTGTTTGTATTTACCATAATTCAAGTTTTACCACCCCATAGGTAGTGTAACCTATTGGGGTGTTTTTTATTATGTACTTATAAATCTGTATCGTCAGGCTCAAACTTACTGAGATCAGGAAGATTAACTATTTCAATTGGTTGATTATTACCGTCGCTTCGTGCGGCTTTAACCGTTGGTATCAATACTTCATCTTCTACACCAAGCAATCTATCGACTGCAGGTTGCATTTCAGGGCTATTTCTGTATGCGATTATAAGTTTCTTTTCTTTGTCTGATGTTTCAAAAGGTAGTTTAACCGCATTGCAATTTTGCAAATCATTTATGCTAATTCCCAAACCTGCACAAATTTTAATCACACTATCAACAGCAGCTCCACCAATAGAGCCTTTAAGCATAGATCTAAGTGTGCTGTATGGTATTTCAATTTTTTTGGCAAAGGTTTTTACACTAAATCCTTTGTCACTTATTAACTGTTTTATGTAATCTTCTCTTGTCAAGTTAATCACCCTTTACTATTACTGATTGTAACACGCCGTTTACGAAAAATCAATACTAAAATGCGAAATTTCGTAAAAATATTTTTAAAAATCCGTTGACAAGTGTGAAATATCGTGTTATATTTAATACAGAAACACGAAATATCGCATTTTAGGAGGTGAAAAATCGTGTTTGACAAAATCGAAGTAATCATTTTTGAAAAGAAAATGAAAAAGAAAGAAGTTGCCGAGAAAATGGGAATTTCATACGGACAGTTTTGTGCAAAAATGCGTGGGGAATATCCATTTACGCTTGATGAAGCTCTCCGCTTAAAGTCGGTTTTACAAACTGATTTATCTATCGAAGATTTATTCGGTTCGGCGGCTTAACAAATTCTTAAAAAGAACAGTAGGTAATACCACACAATCGCAGTCCCATTAAACGGACTTTGCTGAAAAGAGGTGAAGAAATGAACGAGCTTGAATATGAAAAAAAGCAACACCGCTATTGGCATACAGCCTTTTGCATAGCAATGTCGCTTTTGTCTGCAACTTGGGCAGGTATTATATTTTGGGTTTTAGTTCCGTAGGGAAGGTGGAAAAATGTGTTTGAAATATATCTATTAGGAATTATCGGGATTGCACTTGAAATAACTGCTTTGGTTTATACATTTGCATACAAAAATTCAAAGTATGTCATATCAATGTTAATGCACATACTTGGAACAGTTTGTTGCTTATTGCATTTGTGCTTTATTCTACTTTACTGGGGACTCTAACACTATATTTCTTAGCAATAATCTTTACAAACTCTTCTAAAGTTTCTCTTGTTTCATCGTAACAAAGATTAGCTATGCCGTTATTTATGCTGTCAATATAATTCCATTCTGATTCATCAATGTATAAATATATTTCCGTGGCACATTTACCAAAATCTGTTTTTGAAGTGTTGTTGTGGTGATACACAACGGCACCTGCACTTGCTATATATGATTCTATAACTTCGGTTCTATGCTTGACATAGAATTCATTGTTTTCTTTTACATTTTCCGAACGCATTGTCAACTCTTTTTCCTTAATTGAGTAATGACCGTTTATTATAGCGGTAACTATCGGAGAAACAATGGAAAGCAAGAGTGCCGAGATAGAAACAATTAGAGCAATGGTACTATCCAATCTTTACACCTCCTTTCGTGTTTAAATCATAGCACTAAAAGAGGTATAAAGCAATTAAATAAAAAAGAGGTGAGAAGATGAAAAAAGAAGATAAAGATGAGGTTATAAATGCTTTATCAGAATTTGTCGTAAGGGTAGCAAAAGGAGAAGCGACCTCTATAGCAGAAGTTGCTGTTCTGCCTGAGGTCGCCAAGGTTTTGTTAGTCTTTGAGAGCTGAGTTTTGAAGTGCTTCATTTATGCCTTTAAAAAGTTCTGTATAGAAATTAGCCATATGTTTACCACTTGCCTCGCAAGGAGACACATCAGAACTGTTAGCCTTTGCGACTGCAATCTCTTTGGCATACAATGCCGCAATTTTTGCAATTGAGTCTTCTCTCATAATTACACCTCACTTTCATTATATAGTGTAATGAATTACGGTTCATCACTACATATAGTATATCATAGAAAGTTGGTGAAATCAATGCACATCAATGAATTTGCTGAAATATTGCTCAAAAGCAGGAAACAGAAAGGTCTTTCGCAAAGTGAGCTTGCTAAAAAATCAGGCTTTACTAAAAGAGCTATTCAGTATTGGGAGAAAGGAAAGAAGAGCATTTCTCTTGAAAATGCCGACAGGCTCTTAACGGCTTTAGGTGTAGAAATCAAGATAGGTAAAACAGAAAGCAGGTGATAACAATGCAGATAACAGGCACACCCGATGAAATCGCAGAATTTATGAATCTGCTGAAAAGCGATTACAGAGGTGACTGCACAATCGAAAAAGATGATAATGGTAACATCATCTACCATTATCATTTTCCGAAATCAGATGATGAGTAACATTTATTTTAGGAGGATTTTATATGTTAAACGGTAAAGGTCAGATAGTAATTTTTGCAGATAAATCAACCGCAGGTTCTAATGTGGTTTCAGCCTGCGTATCAGATGAAACCGTTAAGGTTCTTACCGAGATTTGCAACAGAACCGGCAAGAAAATGTCAAGCGTTGTTCGTACTTTGATTGAGGACAGCCTGACCTTGGTTAAGATTGTGGGTGACTAAGGAGGTGTACATATGCCGAGAGAAAGACCTATCATCAATTGGGATGAAGTGCCGGTGATAATTGATGTGCCGTATGTGGCACGGTTGCTTGCACTCAATGTTGATTACACAACACGGCTTGCACAGAGGGGAGTTCTCCCTGCCCACAAAATCGGCAAACAATGGCGGTTCGATAAGGACGAACTCAGACAATACATAAAGGAGCATTGAAAATGGAATTAAGAAACAGACTTACCAAAAGAGCATTAAAGGACAAGCTCTTTTACAGTGAGCTGACACTCAAACACACAAGAAACAGCCTTGCAAGTACGCAGACCGACCTTGAAACGGCACACAGCAACCTTGAAAAAGCCAAGGCAAAACTTGACAAGGTGACAGCATTGTATGTTGCCGAAAGAGCCAAAAACGCAGAACTTGCCCGAAAGCTCAAATCGCTTGAAACAGATTCAGATACTGTCGGCTTTGAATGTGTGGGGGTTGAAAATGCCAACGACTACAAGGTTGTTTGATGAAAAGAACATTTTGCGTACCTTAGCAAAATGTTTATCAAATATAAAGGTGGGAAAATATTTTGAATTACACTGATTTTATATCCTCAAACGGATACATATGCACTGAATCTGAGTTTGAAATTGCTAAGGCACACGCTAAGAACAAGTTGGCGGTTATTATCAGCCGATTTGGTGATGCAAACGGTGAACGCCTTGAGGATTATTACCTTGAACAGCTTATCAGGGAAGAACTCAGAGCTGAAAGAGTATCAAAGGCGTTGTTTGAAATGCAACTTGCAGGCAAAGAGAAATCCCGCATTGCTTAGGAACAGCAACACGGGATTAAACAAAAAGAAATTTAAACAAGCTCATTATATCATATTGAATCGAAAAATCAATAGTTAGGAGATATTAAAATGTGCGAAGTATGCAGAAGCACTCCGTGTAATCCGATGTGCCCAAACGCACCGCAAGTACTGGTAATGGGGCATTGCAGAGCGTGCAACGCAGAACTCAGATATGATTATACATATTTCAGAGATACAAATGATGATATTTTCTGTTCTCGAGAATGTGCTGATACTTTTCATGGCATTACCGAGGAAGAATGGGAAGGAGATTAAACCTATGACAAAAATTACAGAACCCACCAATTCACCGGAGATGCAAGAAACAACTGTTCTTGCATCGCTTAATGAGGTTGCAGAAACCGAATCTGAATCATCATTGATACAGGTAAAGCAGATACCTGTTATCATTGAAAATCTCAAGTCAGTAAAATCTGAGATTGAGAAAAAAGTGAATTCAGCTTGTGAGATGGTCTGTACCGGCGAAAATTACAAAGAAATCAAGAAACTTCGTTCGGAACTCAATAAGGAATTTTCTGAGTTTGAAAGTCGCAGAAAAGCGGTTAAGTCGGAAATAATGACTCCTTATGAAGCCTTTGAAACAGTTTATAAGGATTGTGTAACAAATCCGTACAAAAAGGCAGATTCGGCGCTCAAGGGCAAAATTAACGCTACCGAGCAGGAATTAAAAAGGGTTAAATACGAAAAGTCTATGAGTTATTTTGAAGAATATAAGAAATCACTCGGTATTGACTTCGTAACATATGAGCAGGTTAATCTGAATATAACCATGAGCGTATCTCTCAAAAAGCTAAAAGAAACCATTAAGACCTTTTTGGACAAGGTTATGGATGATTTAAAGCTTATTGCTATACAGGAACACAAAGACGAAATCCTTTACGAATACAAGCAGTCTTTGAATGTATCAGGTGCTATTACAGCGGTAACAAACAGATACAAGAATATTGAAGCAGAAAAAGCCAGAGCAGAAGCAGAAAAAGCAGAGCGTGAAAAGGCTGAACAGGTCATGAAAGATACTATTGCCGAATATGAACCGTTTGTTGCAAATGTGCCTGAAGAAGTTGCTCCTCCGGTTGAAGAAATATCAGAACAGCCACAGCAAGATGAAAAAGTTCTGTCATTGTCTTTCAAAGTATACGGAACAAAATCTCAGCTTAAAGATTTTGCGCTTACGGTAAAACAGTTAATCAGCGAAAGGGGATTAAGATATGAGTAATTATAACATTCAGAATCAGATTCAGCAGAGAAAACCAAAATTTTCAGCCATGCTCCAGACAGTGGCTTTTCAGAAAAGCCTTTCAAATTCAATGAAAGACCCGAAGGAAATCCAAAAGTTCACGGCGGCTATTACCTCAGTAGTGAGTACCAATCCGGCACTCGAAGAATGTGATGCAGGAACAATTCTTTCAGCGGCACTTTGCGGACATTCGCTCGGCTTGCCACCATCACCACAGCTTGGACAGTATTACATGGTTCCGTTTAAGGACCGTAAGAACAATCGTACAACAGCAACATTCGTTCTTGGTTATCGTGGCTATATTCAGCTTGCTATCCGTTCAGGACAGTATAAAAGACTTAATGTGGTGGAAATCAAAGAGGGAGAACTTCTTAATTGGGATCCGCTCACAGAAGAAATTACAATCAAAATGATTGAAGATGAAACAGAGCGTGAAACAGCTGAAACAATCGGATATTATGCTTATTTTCGCTATGTAAACGGCTTTGAGAAAGCTCTTTACTGGAGTAAGGATAAGATGAAACAGCACGCTATGAAGTATTCAGCTGGATATGCAAATGATATCAAGAAGGGTACAAGCTATACATTTTGGGCAAAGGATTTTGATGCGATGGCTAAGAAAACAATGCTCAGACAGCTTATCAGCAAATGGGGCGTTATGAGTGTTGAAATGCAGACAGCGTATGAAGCTGACAATCATATAATCAATGCCGACGGTACTCCCGATTATGAAACGAATACAATGATTGACGCAGATGTACCGTCAGATGCCCCATTACCGGAATCATCTGAACAGCAGATTGATTCCGATGAAGCATTCTCAATCGATGATCTTGCAGAGTGAGATGATTGATGTTGATATAATAAGTACAGGCTCTAAGGGCAACGCAGTTTTTCTTGACGGTCAGGTCTTGATTGACTGCGGAGTGCCGTTCAGCAAACTTGTTGAGTGTGAAGTGGTTGACCGAGTTAAATATGTTTTTTTAACTCATCAACACGGAGACCATTGTAATGTTGCTACTCTAAAGCGACTGCTGTCCGAACACCCTTGTATTCGGATAATTTACCCCAATTATCTTTGCAAAAAGCTTTTTTCATTAGGTGATACCTCCTTTCAAAACAATTCATTTATTGTCGCACAGGATAAATGGTACTCAATCAGCAATATTACTTTTTCAGCAGTACCACTTCGGCATGATGTTCCTAATATCGGCTGGAAGTTACACTTCAACACTCAACAGGGGATATATAAAGTTATATACGCAACTGATACATCGGAAATCGCTCATATAACAGCTAAGAACTACGATTTGTATCTTGTAGAAGCTAACTACTCAAAAACAGAATTACTTAATCGAATAAAAGATAAACGATTGAAAGGTCAATATGTGTACGAAGATAGAGTTCTTCGTACACATTTGAGCAAAGAAAAGTGCGATGAATGGTTGTATCAAAATATGGGTAATAACAGTTTCTTCGTTTATATGCACCAACACGAGGACTTAGTATGATTACATCAGCGAACATAGTATCTTATGACGGATATAACTTAATAGTAAGACCGCATGAGCGTATCGGCAGAGAACTTGCACAGAAACAAGTACATGAAATTGAACTCAGAATTGTTGACGGACGCACGATTTCTGCCGAACAGCGAAGAAAAATATACGCAATCATCAGAGATATAGCATTTTGGTGCGGAGATAATCCCGAATGGATTAAAGAATATTTCAAGTTTAATTTTTGCGGTGAATTTGGCATTGAATACTTTTCGCTGTCTGATTGCGAAAAAAGCGTAGCAAGAGATTTCATAAGCTATCTGATAGATTTTTGTTTCTACCAAAATATCGGAACAAGAGATACTCTGCTTAATGTTACAGATGATATAGGCAGATACTTGTACAGTTGTCTTGAAAATCGTAAGTGTGCAATATGCAATGCACCAGGTGAAGTTCATCATGTTGACAGAATTGGTATGGGGCGAGATAGGGAACAGATTGTACATATAGGATTAAAAGCTATATGCCTTTGCAGAAAGCACCACGATGAAGCACATCGGCACGAAAAAGAGCTGTTTGATAAGTACAAAATCTACGGTATAGAGCTTGATGAATATCTTTGTACAAAGCTGAAACTTAATACAAAAAGAAAGAGGTGATACAGTGAATGGCTGGACAACCAAAGCGAGGGCTTGACTTTGCGGCTTGGGATGTTCACTTGTTCGATGATGATGAGAGATTTGATGTGCTTATTGATGCACAGGGTTGGGACGGCTTTGGAGTATTTTTTTGGATTTGTACCAAAGCTTATGCAACAAATGGTTACTATTATGAGTGGCGAGAAGAAACCAGTGCTGCCACGATAGCGAAACGAATGAGCGGTGGAATTAAATCAGATACGGTAAATCAGGTAGTTAAGCTTTGCTTACGAATTGGGCTGTTTGATAACGGGCTGTTTGATAGGGAGAGCATACTGACCAACAAAATGATGCAAGAACGATATATGTACGCTATCGAAAAACGCTCCGTGCGAGGTCGCACAATAAATAGATTATATTGGCTTTTGAAAACGGAAGAAACAAAGGCTTATATAGTTATACCTGAAAATGAACATAATCTCTCCGAGAATGAACATAATCTCTCCGAGAATGACACAAAGAAAAGTAAAGTAAAGGAAAGTAAAGTAAATAGAAATAATTATTATGCGATGCCGTCTGCAAATGCAGCCGACACCGCCGGTAAAAATATTTTTATTACATTACCTTTGAACGATAAGAGTAATTATTCAGTTTCAAAATCTGATGTTCAGCACTACAAAATTTTGTATCCTGCTGTTGATGTAGAACAACAATTGCGTTCAATGTTGGGGTGGCTCGAAGCTAATCCGAGCAGGAGAAAAACAAGAACCGGCATTAAAGGGTTCATTACTAAATGGCTTAATAAGGTCCAAGACAGAGGAGGTGTAGGATATGGATTCAATCCAAGCGATAATGTCAAGAATAATGTCACCACAGCGAGCGGAGGAAATTATCCAACGGGCGAGAAAGTCTTCTAAAGAACTCACTCCGAGAGAAAGAGCCGAACAAGAAGCAAAAGTGTTTAACTCAACACCCGGTAAGCTCATTGGCTATGAGTGCGAGAAATGTATGAACCGAGGCTATATTTACCGTGTAAAGGCAGGCGAAACGCCTTTCGGGCAGGTTACATATGATGTGGTTGCTTGCAAATGTGATTGTATGAAAATTCGAGATGAACTTCACAGAATGCAGAACAGCGGTCTTCAAAAACTTCTTAAACGATATACTTTTGAAAGTTACAAGACAACCTCAGATTGGCAGAAATATGTGAAAGATAAAGCATATGAGTACATTGACAAATGCTCTGATTGGTTCTTCTTCGGCGGTCAGCCCGGTTGTGGAAAGACACATATATGTACGGCTATTGTCGGAGCATTACTCAAAAAAGGCAAAGCACCTAAATATATGCTTTGGCAGGATGATATTACCAAAATCAAGCAGGCATCGAGTAATTTAGAGGTGTATGAAGCTCTCATAAATTCATATAAGCAAGCGGAAATTCTTTACATTGATGATTTCTTTAAAACTCGCAGGGGCGATTTTGTCTCAACAGCTGATGTCAATGCTACATTTAAGATTATCAATTACAGATACAATGAAGGATTGCCGACTGTCATAACATCTGAATTATCACTTGAACAGATTTCGAAGATTGATGAGGCTTTAGGCAGTAGAATTTCAGAAATGGCTAATCCGAAAATTTTTATTAAAGCCGATAAAAATAAGAATTACCGTTTTACGAGAGGAAATGAAAATGATGTCTGAAGCACAGGAGCAATGTAAACTCATTAAATGGGCGGATAAATGTGTGCAAATGAAAATACATCCTGAACTTTCAATGCTGTACGCTGTTCCAAATGGTGGCAGAAGAGATAAAGCCGAAGCCGCACATTTTAAAAGGCAAGGAGTTAGGGCAGGTGTTCCGGATTTATGCCTTGCTGTGCCAAAAGGTAAATATCACGGCTTATATATTGAGCTTAAAGTCGGCAACAATAAGACTTCTGAACATCAGGATAAATGGTTGCAGAATCTTTCACGGTGCGGATACGCCGTAAAGGTATGTTATGGCAGTACATCAGCAAAGCAGACAATTGAAAAATATCTGCAATTGGGTGATTGCTGCTAATGAAATTGCAAATGTGTTGCAAGTGTAAACACGAATATCATCCGTGTGGCATACGGAAATGCCCGTACTCTGAAAAAGGTTTGTACATCTGCGTTTACTGCTGTAAGCACTGTAGGTTTTGCAAGCCCGTAAGCACAGGCTTTGTCTGTGAATTTGAAAGGAGAGAAAGCATTGAAAGCGAGAATACCCGTAAAGCTGAAAAGAGAGGCTATGGCGGAGATTAACCGCCTTGCCGACAGGGAATACCAGAAAGTCAAGGACAAAGAAATCAATGACCTGACAAGGCGAATTTTCAAGACGATTGTATTTGCCTTGCATAAGGATTTCGGCTTTGGTCGTGACAGATGTGCAAAGGCACTAAAGTCTATGACCGAAATAATTGAACACTCCGACACCGACGAAGTGTTTTGGGAGCATATTGACAGGGTTGTCATCGACAAGCTGAAACTTGAATTTGAGAAGCGGGACTATACCGACAACGGAAAAGTTGTTAATTTTGAAGGAGATAAAGAAAATGATTGATTGTAATATCACTAAAAACTGTTTGAGTGAGCTTTTGGAAATCTTTCCAAACACCCCGCTTGGCGATGACGGCATGCCCGAAATTATATGCCCGCATCACTTAGAATTGAAGGACATAGAAGATTGCGAAATAGACCCCAACTGCGTTGAATGTTGGGGTCAGCCTATGCCTGCCGAGGGAGGCGGAGAGTGATGGACTTAGAAAAGGTTGCTATAGTGCGACTTCGTGACGGAGCAGAAATAAGTAAACGCTACTATGATAAACCGCTTATGCTTTGTTATTCAGGTGGTAAAGACAGCGACATTATTTTAGATTTAGCCCTTAAATCAGGTATAGACTTTGAGGTCCAACATAGTCACACAACGGCTGATGCTCCCGAAACAGTTTACCACATACGCAATAAATTCAAGGAGTTAGAGTCTAAAGGCATAAAATGCAACATTGATATGCCGAGATACAAGGGCAAGCCGACATCTATGTGGTCACTGATAGTGCAAAAAGGTATTCCCCCCACACGGTTAGTAAGATATTGTTGTGCAATTCTGAAAGAAACAGGCGGTAAGAATCGTGCTATTGCAACAGGAGTGCGAAGAGCCGAAAGTACGAAAAGACGGTCGAAGGGAATAATCGAAACTTATTCTTCTAATCTGTCGAATAAAATCGTCCTTAACAATGACAACGACGATAAGAGGCAGATAGTTGAGCATTGTCAGTTACAAGGAAAGATACTCTTCAATCCTATTTGTGATTGGTCGGATAGTGATGTTTGGGAGTACATCAACCAAGAACACATTAATCTTAATCCATTATACAGTTGTGGATTTGACCGTGTTGGATGCATTGGCTGTCCGATGGTAAGTAAGAAGAGATTTGCGGAGTTTGCACGATATCCCAAGTACCGAAATTTGTATATAAGAGCATTCGACAAGATGCTTGAAGTGAGAAAGCTAAGAGGCAAAGCTACACAACACGCTAATGGACTTGAGGTTTTTCATTGGTGGATGCAGGATGGTGTTTTGCCTGGGCAATTAAGTTTTGACGGAGAGGACTGGTGAAGAGCGATGATTGAAAAAGAATTAAAAATCCGTGAGGTATCCGGTGATTATGCTTTGGATATACCGTTCGCAGACGGTAGTGTAAACACGATATACTTTAATTCAAAACAAAATGCCGAAACAGTTAAGCATATTATCGAAGTTGACGGAAGTAAACCAAACGAAGCAACCGTGTGTGATATGTAAGAGATTAAACACGGAAAGTGGAAATTTGAAAAAGATATTTGTGGTTTTGCTTGGTTTACTTGCACAAACTGCCATAAATACATCATTATGACAAAACAATAGATTGTACCCATATTGTCCCTATTGCGGTGCAAAAATGGATAAGTGGTGAGCAACAATGCCTTGTAAAAAATGCGGATTGCAATACTCAAATTATTGCGTTGATTGCGTATATGTAAAAGAAGGACTTAACTTAAACAATGAAGAATATCACGAGATTTTGAAATTATGGAATGAGCAAAAAAGGGGGAGCAAGAATGAAAGCCCATATAACTAAAGAACCTGCTGACATATGTGAGTATTATACACAAGATTGTAATATATCTTTTCTCGCTACCGTTACATATCACCCACCTAAGAATAGTCATAGGAACGCACCTTGTCCTTGTGGAAGCGGAAAAAAATATAAAAGATGTTGTTTGATAAAGGAGAACAGGCCAAATGACAAACTTTGAAAAAATCGGCACTTGTACGATCAATATAGATTTGAGGTGATAAAAAATGCTCTCAAAAATTATGATAAGCCGTAATAAAAAGAAAAAGGCAATGCCAAATCGGCAATTGCCTTTTGAACACCCTGCTTATCCTATTCAGAGTGATTTTTATGAAATTGCTTTAGATAAATACGGCGGAGAATTACCAATTCATTCGGTGCAAATGTCCTTTGTACTGCCCTATGACGATTGGTGCGAATTTTCAAAGTCAAATCTCTACAAACATCTTCAGGAGTATCTTCAGGAACTAAAAAGACGAGATAACCTGCATGTGAAGAAAGCATTGGAAGATTGATAGGTAAATGCTCGTTGTAAGTGGGTACATAATAAACTTTACCATTTCTAACATGTTCTAAAGCCAGCACTTCAAATGTAAATGTGGTTTCATCATAAATTCCGCTGTCGAGGATAACTTGCAGGTCGGTAATAGTAATAGGCAGGTTAGATTTATTGTTTGTTTGATAATGTAAAATTAGTTTTTTCTGTCCTCTTGCATACGGACGAAGAACGCATTCTTTTATTTGAATTTCTAAATTAATTCTGCGTGACAGCAAATATTGAATTAGATTTATCAGAGAAATCAAAAAGCCTAATATACCTAAAATTCCACTAATTACAACCCACATAACAATCAACTCCTTTGCTTGATTATAACATCAAAAAGTTCAATATACAACAAAAATGAGGTGATTAAATGAATGACAAAATCCTTATCAACCCTAAAACAAATCAGGAATACAGAGATGTACCGCCGACCGTGGCGGCTGAATATCTCGGGGTTGCTCTCAACTATGTTTACGAGGGGCTTAAAAAACAAACCCTGCCTATCGGTTCAGCCGTACAGAGCGACAAAGGGCGTTGGAGATACAACATACCGATTGACCGGCTCAAGACCTACGCAAGCGGTGCAGATATATCATTACTGACTACACTGCTCAACAAATTGATCGGCAGCGGAAATACAATCAACGAAAGGACGGCGTAAAAATGATAAATTCGCCGTGCTACGGCTGTCAGACACGGACGACAAGATGTCATACAGATTGTGAAAAATACCTTGAGTACAAATCAAAATGTGACAATCGCCGAGCCGAACGCTCTAAGAATTATGACTTTTTTAATTACATCAGTCATAAAATCGACATCCATACGAGATGTCGCAAATCAAATAAATGAAAGGAGTTTATAACAAATGTGGCATTTAAGAAACTACCCGACACGCAGAAAACTGCTCAAAGATGTTAAGGAGTTAAGAGAAGAAAACAAAAATCTCAAAAATGAGTTAAAAAAAGCTCGCCTTGATAAATCCCAAACCGAAGAAAATTACACAAACGCTCGATATGCATTAGGAGGTTATAAAAACGAGAACACTAAACTCTGTGAAAAACTTTCAATGTATGAATCAGCAAAGGCAAAAACATATGGTTTTGAATGTGTGGGGGTTGAGAAGTGATGAAAAGACCGTGTAATGCTCCCGTCACTATTGAAGGCTGGTCAATGAAATGCAGTAGTCATAATTACATTACTTTATATTACAACGGTAAGTTTGTCCGCTGTTTTGATAACGATCTGTATAACGAAGATCCGCTGAAAGATGAATATTACGCAGAACACATTATTAACGCCATCGAAAAAAGAACAGGAATGAAAATCACCAATATTCCGATAGTTGGAACAGCTGAAGATTTTGACGGATTAAGATTTTTAAACGGCGGTTTTAAAAAAGGTGCCGATTGGTTGTTAAATGACAAAGAAAAAGACCGTTGACTGCTTGCAACAATCAACGGTCCGCAAATAAAAGGCTATTTGCAATCTAACTAATATTATCATAGCAAATAACCTTGCAAAAATCAAGGAGATTATAAAAATGGAAAGAAAATCTAAATTACAGATGATAGCAGTGGACAAACTGCACCCACATCCACAGAACCCTCGAAAGGTTATCGGCGATGTGACGGAGCTTGCGGAATCTATCAAGGCGAACGGAATTTTGCAGAACCTTACTGTTGTACCAAACAATGACAATTGGGACGATAAGTCGGATTTTACCGTTGTTATCGGTCACAGAAGATTAGCAGCGGCAAAGCAGGCAGGATTGACTGAACTGCCGTGCGCGGTCGTTGAGATGACAGAGAAAGAACAGCTTTCAACAATGCTTACTGAAAATATGCAAAGGTCAGACTTGACTGTATACGAAGAGGCTAAGGGCTGTCAGCTATTGCTCGACCTCGGTGATACGGTCGCAGAGGTTGCCGAAAAGACAGGCTTTTCGGAGAGCAAAATCAGACGGAGAGTAAAACTCTGTGAGCTTGACGAGGAATCATTCAAAGAAAGCCAGCTCAGACAACCCACATTGGCAGACTACGAGCGTCTGAATCAGATTAAGAATATTGAAGTAAGAAACGAATTGCTTAAATCAATCGGAACGAATAATTTCGATAATCTTTTGTATTCTGCTGTTAAAAAGCAGGAGACCGATGAAGAAAAAGAAAAAATTGAAAAGCTCTGTCTTGAACATGGAATGATTAAAGCGCAGAAACATGACGAAATTCCAAGCAACTACGAATATACGGGATTTTTTGCGCTCAAAGATTTGATCGGTAAAGACTTTGCGGACGGCAGGAAAAGATATTTTTATTTTGGTTACGGCTCAAACATTTATATTTACGCAGAAGCATTTGAAAAGCAGGAAAAGATCGATGCCGAAGAAGAAAAGCGAAAGCTTGAAGAGCAGAGATGGGACGAGCTTGTTGAACAGGCGGAAGAAACAGACGAACGCTGTGAGGCTCTCAGAAGAGGCTTTATGCTGGATACGAATTTCAATGACAACAACAAGAAGCAGGAGCTTGTGAAATTTATAGTCGCCCAAGTGGCGACAGGAGCCAGTAACAAAAAATATCGTTTTGAAGAAATTATCGAACACGACTTTGAAGATGATGAAAACATAGATAGCTACATCAACGAACATTGGAACAATGACAGCGGCAGAATGCTAATGGCGACGGCATACGCTTTGAGCCAGAGAATTTACGGTTCGTTCGATTATATCAGTGTAAATTATTCGGACAAGACATTCAGCCGAAAAAACAATCCCGAACTCAACAGATTTTATAATCTGCTATGTAAACTCGGCTATGTGATGAGTGACGAGGAGATACAGCTCCGTGACGGCACACATCCGATTTTTACCTCCGGTGAAGTAAAATAAACTAAATAAGTTAATCACACAACTGCACTTGTGAGATTATATAAATCCCATTTAATACCTTCTTTCTTTAATTGTATTTTCGGGTAGGTGCAGATGCCCGAACAAATTAACCGATAACAAGCTCTGCACAGCTTGTCATATAAAACTCGTTTACTCCTCTTTAAATAAATTCTGACATTGAAAGCGGAGCAGGTGCAGATGGTCCGCTTTAGGTGAAGGAAATGGCATCAATCAAAGTTAAATCCGAATACAAAAAACTTGTCAGCTTATTTAACAATTTGACAGGATCAAGGTCATTGTGGCAAGTGTTCAACGATTGCATAGAAATGTTTGCGCTAAGCATTCAGAATACTTTTTGCTTTGGTCAAACATTTGAAAAAAACGAAAATCGCTATAAAGACATCACCAAAAATTATAGTGAAAGCGAAATTGAAACAATTGTAAAAATTTTCGTCGAGATAACTAATGCACTCGAAGCAAATCCATTTCAAGATTTTTTGGGGGATTTGTATATGCAACTTGATATGGGAAGCAGCGCTCTTGGACAATTTTTCACACCGTACACCGTATCTTATGCAATGGCGGAAAGCTCGTTTGACGAGAAAAATGCAAAAGCTGAATTATCCCAAAAAGGATATATCTCGGTTCTTGAGCATACGGTCGGTGGCGGAGCAAATGTAATTGCGTTTTGTGAGGTGCTGAAAAATCATGACATCAATTATCAAACACAATGTGTCATTGTCTGCCAAGAGCTCAGCAAATCAACTGCTCTGATGTGCTATACAGCACTGTCGCTGATAGGTTGTGCAGCGGCGGTTAAAATTGGAGATAGTTTGAGTGATCCATATACGAACTATTTTGCTGAGCGTTCTAAAGGTGCTGAAATTTGGACAACTCCAATGTTTCACATTCAAAACTGCTATAAGAAGGTATGAATCTATGCAAGAAGAGGCGCTTTTACAAATCATTAAAAAACAGCTTAATGAGATCGTAAGGTGGTAGATTTACAAAATGTCGAGGTTAAATAAAACATGGACGGCCGATGAAATAGATTATCTTATTTCTGCTTGGGGCAACGTTAATATGGCCACTATAACAAAACACCTTGATAGATCCGAATGTGCAATAAGGCTAAAAGCCGGTAAGTTAAACTTAGGACCTTTCTTGGCTAATGGCTATAGATACATCACAATAAGCAATCTTTATAAACTCATTCGTCCAAACACTTCTGCCACTTATCTAAAAACATCGTGGGTAAAAAATAGGAATCTGCCTACTCACAACATTTCAAGAAGTTCAAAAACAAATTTCATCGTTGTTTACATAGATGAATTTTGGATGTGGGCAGAGAAAAATCAATATTTTTTAGATTTTTCGAAACTTGGAAGATATCAATTAGGACCAGAGCCCGATTGGGTAAATCCAAAACGAGAGGCAGACATATTAAGGAACAGTTTTATCAAAGCAACTCCATGGACAAGCAGAGAAGATAACCTTCTCAAAGAATTGCTTGTAAAGCAAAAGTATGGATATAAAGAGCTATCACAAATATTGTGCCGTAGCGAAGGAGCAATACAGCGCAGAATTAATGACCTAAACATCAAATACCGACCGATAAAAGCTGATAACCATCAAAAATGGACTGAATCAGAATACACTTTACTTGGCGAAATGATTAAATGCGGAAGCAAATATGAAGAAATATCCGACAGAATCGGTCGATCAGTTAAGGCTATCAGAGGACGTGTGTTCGATAAGTATCTCACGGAAAATCTTGATAAAGTGCGAAATTACATAGGCAACGGAAACTTTGGAGACGGAACGCCTGACAAGCCGTTAAAATACAAGCGACTTATGTCGAACGAAGAAAAAAACAAAGCTAATCTATTGTTATCAATCATCGCAGGAGATTTACGTTGTGTTGCAAAAATGAATTCAAATGTTGATGAGGAATACAGTGAATATTGGCAAAAGGATATGTGCTTGAATTGGAGCAATATCAAAGGCTGTATTGCATGCGAAAAAGATTGCGACAGTTGCACATCATTTAAAAGAATACCCGTACAACATTGTAAGCGTTGTAGAAAAGATTTTTTTGAACGAAAAAGTGCTGATTTTTGTAGCGATTGCAGGTCAGCTCGCCTATATCAAGCGCGAAAAAAATATGCAATACTGCAACAAAAGCAAAACCGAAAGTAAAGAAGGCGTATCTATGGATGATAAAACAGAATTCGTACGAATGGCAACAACACAATGCCTAAAGTATATGTCTGTGAATGAGGCAAACAAGGTTGAGCAAATTTTGTCAGTCTTGTTGACAAAATATTCTCTAAAAAAAGAAACCTACGCTTTATCCACCGAAACAGTTACTCCGAATCAAAAATTAGTAAATACTTTTTTAGCCATTAAAAAAATTAGTGGTTTAACTGACAAAAGTCTAAAAGCTTATAACAATGAAATACAAATGATGCTTAAAGCAATAAATAAGCCTATCGCAGACATTAAGGTTAATGATATTCGTGCATACCTTGCTTTTGAACAATTAAATAAAAATGTATCAAACAGTTATCTTGATACAAAATTAAGATACTTAAAATCATTTTTTAAAACACTGAGAATTGAAGGCTACATACCAAATGATCCGGCAGAAAAAATCACAAAAATAAAAGCTGAAAAGGTAATCAGAAAGCCGTTTACACCGATTGAAACCGAAAAAATTAGAGATGCTGCCGGAAAAGATTTGAGGTTGAAGGCAATCATAGAATTTCTATTATCGACAGGATGTCGAGTTACAGAAGTGGAAAATGCAAATCGCAGTGACATTAAAGATGATAAACTGATTATCACAGGCAAGGGTAACAAACAAAGATACGTATATCTTAACGCACAAGCAAAACTTGCTTTGGAAAAATACGAAAATACGAGATCAGACACCAACAATGCTTTGTTCGTTAGTAAAGTTAAAATAAAAGGTGAATACAAAAGGCTTGAAAAAGGACAAATAGAAAATATCATTCGTGAGCTTGGTAAAGACATTGGAATTGAAAATTGTCACCCACATAGATTCAGAAGAACCATGGCTACCGATGCCCTTAGAGCCGGCATGCCAATTGAACAAGTATCACTAATGCTTGGCCACGAAGAACTGACTACAACACAAATATACGCAAGATCTGATGAATCTGATGTTTATCAGGCACATCAAAAATATGTTAGATAAATAGGAGTGATAATATTGGCATTCCCCGAAAAATTAAAAGCGTTAAGGCTTAAACATAAATTAACGCAGGAAGAATTAGGTGAAAAGCTCTGTTTGAGCAGAACAAGTATATCTTACTATGAGCAGGGAAAATTTGAACCTGATATTAATACCATAATAGCTATATCAGATTTATTTAAAATTTCGATAGATGAACTGTTGAAATGAGGTTTAACAATGAAAATAAAAAAAGCATTCGACATATGTAAAAAGAACAAGTCAATTTATATATCTATGACCAGCGAAGGAGAACAGTGGCTTTCGGACGGCAATGCGGTTTATCCAATTTTTGAACTGCCATTGTTGAATGAAAACTACATATGTAAGTTGTATGACATAAACGATGCGCAAAGAGATAAGATTACATTTATTATCGCAAAGGGAAAACCTGAAATTGATGTTAATGACAGTACAGCGGATGAGTCACTCGCTGAAATGTGGGACATCGAAATTGCGTATAATGGCAAAATATTATTACCAATAAGCACATCTGAGGGACTTATGTTCATCGACCGTACTTATCTCAGTCCGTTTGCAGATATGCCGCAACAAGAAATGTCATTGACATTAAGATACAATTCAAAAAGTGTTCCCTACTTTGCTATTAAATTCGGTATGATAGCCTACGGGTTTATAGCCGCCTGCGAAATCGTTGACGAAAATCTTGTAAACAGTTTGAAAGCACTCTACATCGAAAGTGAAATGATTTTGAAAAATGAGAAAGGATGACCTGCCGATGAAGCAGTATGAAGCTGACCAACAGCGGAAGTTATTTCAATGGACGACTTTCATCCGGGCAAAGTATCCTGAAATTGATTTGATGTTCCACATTCCGAACGGCGGAAGCAGGAACAAACTTGAAGCAGCCAACCTCAAAAAGCAAGGAGTAAAGGCAGGTGTGCCGGATTTGTTTTTGCCGGTTGGCCGTGGTAGCTATCACGGTCTGTTCATCGAATTAAAATACGGTAAGAATAAGCCGACTGAAAAACAAACCGAATGGCTTAAAAGCCTTAATGAACAAGGCTACGCTGTCGCTGTATGTTATGGTTGCGACGAGGCAAGCGAAAAAATATTAAAGTATTTGAAATTAGGTGAAATAAATGAGTGAAGAAAAAAAGAAACGAGGTCGCAAGAAGAAACTCGACCGAATAGACAGGATGTGTCTTTACTGCGCTGATTACAACGCAAAGCACGGCACAAGTTACAGCTATGGCCAGTTTGTTGCGCAGATAGCCGCAGGGAAAATTAAAAGACTTGGGTTATATGATTATGAAGGAGGTCTTGCTGAATGAGTGAAAATGAAAAACCGGTTGCAGCGGAAATGCAAGACAATCCGACACCGGCAGAAACATTGTCGGAACTCGACAAACTTGTGATAGGCTTCATCGACGGTGACCTTGATGTGGCTACGCTCAATAGCTTAGATATGTTTAATCGTTGGTTAGTGTTGTCAATGTCAGCCATATATAGTTGCACAAAGATAGGCTTGCTATCAGCCAAGTCTTGTGTCAAGGCCAAATACAAGCTCCTACAAGAGTATCGCAGGTTTAGGACTGACACTTTTTTTGCAAGCAAAGAGCACATTGAATGGATTAATCGAACAAGAGAAACCTCTTGTAAACTAACGGAATTATCAAAAGCAATCGCTGAACACGATCCGAAAGCGTTGTCAATAGCTTTACAGATTATTGACCTGCTCACAAAGCACGATGTTTACAATCAGATTTTTATTTTATCGGACGCATCAGATACATATAAAGAAGATTGCTTAAAAGCATTGACCGAAAACGACACAGTATTTTTCGATAAATTTGGAAACATACCATTTGTAGATTTGCTCTTTAAGTTTTATAAATCGGCAGAAGAAACGAGAGCATCGGAAATTTTCAAAGAATTGGATGCAGACAACATTAGAACCGTAGCCTGTCATGTGCCGATTAAGTCGGACGATTGTCAAGGAATCGCAAAAAGCTACAAAGAATGTTTTGACATTTAAACACGGCAACATCCTTACCGTATGCAAAATCTAAAAAACAAAATGTAAAAAGTAAATTTTCATATAAAAAAACAGTCAAATGACGACTTCTTCTTTTGATTGTTTTAGTTGTTACAAAAAATGCACCAAAATCAAACACACAATTGCAACGGTAAGGTTGCACAAAGCAGTAGTTCGATGGTCAGACGGACTACTGCATATTTATATCATTTGACTTTTTAATGCGAAAATAGAATAATAATCAGTCACAAATTAAGGAGTTGAAACACTCCTTTTATAGCCTGCTATAGGAATTAATTAAGTGACCGTTTTAGTTTTAACATATATAATAGGAAGTTTAATATGTTTACATACAAAGCTGAAATCAAGTCGGGGCCTCTGTTCGAGGTGAAATATTATAAATCTTTCAGAAAGAGAAACAAGAAAAATCTTGCGAGGCAAATCAATCAATCCCGAACCAACGAAAAGCAAACAAAAGCTAACCGCATCAGAGGAGAGCAACACACGCAACGGCTTATCCTCTGCAACTTTTCAGAAGGTGACTGGTTCGCAAGATTCTCCGCTCCGTTTGGTGAATTTACCGAAGATGAATTTGAGAGGGTTGTCTCAAATTTTTTTAAACGAGTGAAACGCAGGACAGATAAGAAACAAATCAAGTTTAAATACATCGGCTACTGCGAATGTGGCAAGCTCGGGAAAAATTGGCATTTGCATATAGTGATTGAAGATTGCGTTCGTGAAATCTTAACGGAATGTTGGTCGTGGAAAAACGGAATAAATTTCACTCCGCTCTACAAAGACGGAAACTATGCTGACCTTGCAAAGTACATCCGCAAAGATGTCAGCGGAAAGAAAAGACTAAAAACATCAAGAAATTTAACAAAGCCTGAAATCAAAGTGACAGAAGGAAAAAAGAGAGAATATCGAAAGCTTGAACGGGGTGAGGCTCTGCCTTGCCCGGACGGATATTATTTCTACAAAGACGAAATGTGGATAAATGATTTCACAGGCGCAACTTTTCACTTTACATATTTATCCAACGCTCACAAGCATAAGAAATTCGGAGGTGCAAGAATTTGAGAGATTCAACGAAAGATTATACGATTGCGCAATTCAGGTCATATGCTGCTCTCGGCTGTCCGAGCAAAGCACAAATCATTTCTGACAAAACAATGCACCAAGCACTGCGACTTGACTTGCTTGCCGTGATAGACACATTAAATGCCTTGACGAACAGCGGAAAAGACTACATCTGTCAGGCTGTATGTGCTGTTTATTTTCCTGCACCGACAGAAGAATTAAAAAAAGGTGAAATCAATTCGAGGGTAATGAGATGTGCTCTTGAAAACTACACGGACGAGCGAACTGTGTGGCGCTGGCTGAAAGAGGCAAGATTACTTTGTGCCAACCTTCGAGGGTTGAACACAGGCTATTTGTACAACTTGCACAAATAAAGATGTCAGTAGAAACGATTGATTTTGATGTAAAATTAAATTGCAATGATAAAACGAAAAGTAACTACAGATTGGATTATAAAACAAATTCGCAGCGGTAAAGCATACAGGTTTTACTTGACAGCGAATTGGGCAGAAGTCCGTGACAGAAAAAAAGCACTTGAACATTATGAATGCGAACGCTGTCGTGCTGTGGGTAAGTACAGCCCTTGCGAGGCGGTGCATCATAAGTTGTATCTAAAGGTAAGACCTGACCTTGCTCTTGACATCAACAACCTCGAATGTCTATGCAAAGATTGCCACTACAAAGAGCACCATAAATACGAGCCGAAAAAATTAAAAGATGAGTTTGCCGAGCGATGGTGAGCGAAAAAAAGCATACCCCCGGGTAAAAAATCGAAAAATTCTGAGGTCAATGGATAACGGTGTAAAGGCACGACAGTTTGGTCTCGCGCACGCACACGAGAAATTTTTGAGAGAGGAGAAGCAAATGGCACAGATTAAAATTGCAGAAATCAAAGACAGCTTAATTGAGCAACTGACCTTGAAAGGGGCAAACATTGAAGTCTATAGAGATTTAATCGACAGCTACATTTTTTGCACAAAACTTGAACGAAAAATGCAAGCGGACATACGCCAAAACGGCTTAACATACAAAGCTATCAGTGCCACAGGCAAAGAGTATATGAAGGACAACCCATCGGTAAAAAATGCAGTAATGTACAACAAACAGCGCTTAGCAATTCTCTCACAAATGGGGTTGTCAATTGACAAGGTTGAGAGCGAATCTGATGACGAACTGTAAAGTCATAGATGAGTATATAGACCTTGTTAAAAGCGGTAAATATCGTGTCTGCCGTGAGCAAATTCAACTGATTAAATTTGTCGAAAATGTCTTTGAAAACGAGGAAATTTACATCGATGAAGAACAGCTTGAAAAGTATTTGGCTTTGCAGAAATATTTTCCTTATGAACTTTTTGAATGGGAAAAATTTTGTTTTGCATTGCACAATTGCACATACTCAGCTCCCGGTGTTTTAAGGTTTCCCGACCTTGTACTTATTGTCGGAAGAGGTACAGGCAAAAACGGCTATTTAGGCTTTGAAGATTTCGCACTTTTAACACCAGTGAACGGTATTAAAAACTACGACATTGACATTTGTGCAACATCGGAAGATCAGGCGACTATTACTTTTAACGATATTTATAATGTCCTTGAAGATAACAAAGCCAAAATGCAAAAACACTTTAAGTGGACGAAAACAAGAATTGTAAATATAAAGACAAACTCTGTGTTGAGATATCGGACATCTAACAGTGATACGAAAGACGGCGGTAGACCGGGCAAGGTCGATTTTGATGAGAAACACGCATATGAAAATTACAAGCTTATTGACGTGTTTGTCACCGGTTTAGGAAAAAAGCCACTCCCGAGAACTACTACAACCACAACAATGGGATATGTGAGAGACGGTCCGCTTGACCAAGAGTTTGCGAGAGGCCTTGAGGTTTTGAACGGTGATGCGCCCGACAACGGCACGCTTTATTTTATTTGCCGATTAAATGACGAAAAGGAAGTTCATGACGAGCAAAATTGGTACAAAGCAAATCCAAGCTTGCAATATTTTCCAAACTTACTCCGAGAACTTCGGAAGGAATACGAAAAATGGAAAATTGATCCGAATAATAACTCTTCATTCATGACGAAGAGAATGAATTTACCGCAGGGAACGGAAGCAAATCCTGTAACTTCGTGGGACAATATCAAAGCAACAAACAGACCTCTCCCCGACCTTGAAGGTAAGCCGTGTGTTTTTGGCATTGATTATACAAAAACTACTGACTTTTTGGGTATAGGCTTAATGTTTTTAATTAACGGTGAAATTGTATGGAAGCCGTTTTCGTGGTATTGTTCGCAATCTGCGGATTTGGGCAGGATAAAATTCCCCTATGCTCAACAGCCTGATTTACAAAGGGTTGACGGAGCGGAAATCCCCCCTGAAATTGTCGCCGACTGGTTGAGAAATCAGAAAGAACATTACAATATTGTCGGCGGAGCGTTAGATAACTACCGCTATACATTACTCAAAGAGCCGTTAATGCAGTTGGGTTTTGAATGCGACCGCAAAGGACGAAATAATCTAAAACTTGTAAGGCCGTCAGACAAAATGCTTGTAGCTCCTCTGATTGCCTCTGATTTCGCAAATCACCGTATTGTTTGGGGTGATTCGGCGTTAATGCGTTGGTACACTAACAACACATCGGCTGTCGAGGATAAAAACGGCAATATCATATACGGAAAGATTGAACCAAAATCACGAAAAACAGACGGATTTATGGCGTTCGTCGCCGCATATACACAGCTTGATTTGCTGAAACAAAATCAGCCGATGACGGTTGATGAACTCAAAAATTGCTTTAACGCAATTGTATTTTAAAGGCAGGTGAGAAAATGAAAGTAGTAAACTGGGTGAAAAATCTTTTAAAAAAAAATGCCGTTGCAGCGGAATTTAATGAGGACGGCTCAACAGTTGATGAACAGAGGTTTCACCTGACTGAGCTTGCTCTGTTTACGGCGATTGATTTTATTGCCCGAAGCTTGGCGAAGTGTGAATTTGTGACGGTAAACAATAACCGAGAAAGTCGCAAAGCTGAATACTATCTGTGGAACTATGCACCTAACAAACATCAAACAAAAATCGAATTTTTTACGCAGGCTGTCGCGAAGTTGATTTTTGACAATGAGCTTTTAATTGTTGAAACTGCCGATAATCAGCTTATGATTGCTGATAGCTTCTCGAGAACGGAACACGCTTTGATTGACGACACATTCAGCGGCGTTACTTGCCGAAATTTTACATATCAGCGCATTTTTCCTGAAAGTGAGGTAATTTACCTCAGATATAACAACTTTGCTCTTAACGGCTTGTTATCGGATATGTGCAACACTTACGAGCAGTTAATGTTATCAGCTCAAGAAAGATATAACAAAGCTGTCGGACATAAAGGCATCTTAGAGATGGATAATTACAGCTTCGGCGACGAAAACTTCGCTGAAACTTACAACAAAGTTTTGGCAAAGCAGTTTAAAGCGTTTTACGCGAATAAGAACGCCGTTATGCCTCTGTACAAAGGCATGCACTACACCGAGCCGTCAACCGATGCCGGAAAGACTACGAACAGCGAGATTAATGATATTCAGAAGTTAAAAACTGAGGCGTACACGATTGTCGGCAACGCTTTGCACATTCCGCCGGCAATTTTAAGCGGTGAAGCCTCTCAGCTCTCGGACGCTATGGATTGCGCTATTGGTAATGCAATTGATCCGATTGCAAATATGTTTGAGCAGGAAATCACCAAAAAGAGATTCGGCGGTGCTGAATTTAATAAAGGTAATTATCTACTGATTGACACAACGACGGTCAGACATATTGACGCAATCAGTCAGGCGAATAATCTTGATAAGTCAATTGCCAGCGGAGTTTTGACACCTGCACAGGCTCAAAAATATTGCAATATGCTCCCCTGTCCAGAAGCTTGGGCGCATACATATTACATTACTAAAAATTACCAAACAATAGCAAATGCTTTGAAGGGTGGTGAATGAATAAATGAAAAGTAGAAATTACAACATCAAGCAGATTGCCGAAAATCAGAGTGTCTTGCAGATATATCTTTACGGTGAAATTGAGCCGAGCTACTTGAATATTTGGGGCGACCTCGTAGAATCCAAGACAAGCGCTGAATATATTCGTAAAGCAATCGAAAAAGCCGAAACAATTAACGGCATTGAGCTCTATATTAACTCAATCGGCGGTTATGTCGACGAGGGCGTGTCAATTTACAATTTGCTCAAACGGCAGAGTGTGCCCGTCACTGCATACATTGACGGTATGGCTTGTTCAATTGCCTCTGTCGTTGCAATGGCGGCTGACAAGATCGTAATGCCGTCAAACACAACAATGATGATTCATCATGCAGTCGGCGGTTGTTACGGAAATGCGAAAGAACATAGAGATTACGCTGAACAGCTTGAAAAAATCAGCACGGCAAGCACAAACTCTTATCTTGTTCACGCAGGCGAAAAGCTTACAAGAGAAAAGCTTGAACCGTTGCTCGATGCTGAAACATTTCTGACCGCACAAGAGGCTTTTGACCTCGGTTTGTGTGATGAAATCGTTGATCCTGTCGATTTAACGGAATCAAAAGAAATCGTTAACGATGCACAGCAGAAGAAAAATCCAAAAGCAAAACAGGCAGCGGCAGAGCTTTTAAAAATGCTCGGAACAAAGCCTGACCAGCAGACACCACCTGAGCCCAAGCTGAAAAATTCCGAAGAAAAGGATAGCTTTGGCTTTATTGAAGAATACTTCAAAAATAAAAATTATTTATAAAGGAGACTGAAAAATGAAGAATCTTGATGCGATTAAGAACGCAAAAGCAAAGTTTGCGCAGAACTTAAAAACTGCCATTGATACCAAAGATGAAGCAAAAATGACCGAGGCTCTCAATGCCTATGCTGATAGTATTCAGCAGTCAATCATTGAGGTCGCACAGGAAATCGGCGAAACAGCCGACAACACAATCCTTGCAAAGAGAGGATTCAGACAGCTTACAAGCGCAGAGCAGAAATTTTACAATAATTTCGTCACAGCGGCAAAATCCGCCGATGTTAAGCAGGCACTCACAGGTCTTGATGTTACAATTCCTCAGACGATTCTTGACACCGTGCTTGAGGACATTACCAGCAATCATCCTCTGCTTGATGCAATCGGCATCGAAAACACATACGGCTCTGTTAAGGCAATCTTTGCCACAGACACAAAACAGCTTGCTGCTTGGGGCGCTTTAAACTCAAAAATCACACAGGAGCTTGCCGGCACAATTCAGGAAAAGGACTTCTCAACATCAAAGGTAAGCGCCTTCATTCCTGTTCCAAAGGATATGCTTGACCTCGGAGCTACATACATTGACGCATATGTCCGCAGAATTCTTGCTGATGCACTTGCTTATGCTTTTGAAGATGGCTTTATTAACGGCGACGGTAACGGCAAACCTATCGGTATGCTCAAGGACCCCGAAGGAGCAGTAAAGGCAAACTCTTACACAGAAAAGACGGCAACAAAGCTCACAAGCCTTGATGTGAAGTCATATATGGATGTTGTCGCAAAGCTTGCAAAAGGTAAGGGTGGCAAGACAAACAACATCACATCGGTTGACCTCATCGTTAATCCTGTGGACTATCTCACAAAGATTATTCCTGCGACTACGGTGCTTGCAACCGACGGCTCGTACAAAAACAACCTCTTCCCCTTCCCGACGAATGTTTATCCGTCTGAAATGGTTACAGAAGGCACTGCTGTAATCGGTCAGCTTTCAAGATATAAAGCCTGTCTCTCAACAGGCAAAGAAGGTAAGCTTGATTACTCTGACCAGTACCAGTTTCTTGAAGACAATAGAGTTTACCTTATTAAGGCTTACGCAACAGGCTTTTCACTTCACACAAATGATTTTATTAAGCTTGACATTTCAGCGCTCAATCCTGCTGAAATTAAAGTAACTCTTAATCAGGCAGCAACAGCTTAATTTATCACGGAGGTGTTGAAAAATGGGAATCATGAACGATGTAGTTAATATGCTTGATTTCGACCGCGAACACATTGAAACAGATGAAAGTACAAAGTTGAAAATTGAACTGATTATAGCCAATGGAAAACAGCACCTCCGCGATTATAACCCTCTACTTACTGATGAGGATTTTGAACAGCCGACAAGGGCAAGAAGTTTGTTGTTTGATTATTGCAGATACGCTTACTCGAACGCAGTTGAAATGTTCGACCATAATTTTGAAAGCGAAATTTTGAAATTAAGGCAGGAATACGAGGTGCGAATGTATGATACCGAAGAATAACATTGATTTTTTGACATTCAACGACGGACTTGCAAAAATCTACGAAACCGATGAAAACGACGACATCATCACCGACAGCCTGAAAAAGTATCGTTTTGGCAATGAAAAAATCGGAGTAACTCGGTTTTATGGTGCAAAGCAGAACGATATTGAACTGTCAAAGGTTATACATATTCACAAAGATGAAACATTGAGAACGGATATGGCGGTCATCATTGACGGCACACGGTTCAAGATTGAACAAATTCAGCACGATAAAAGCAAAAATCCCCCTTGCTCGATTTTGAGCTTATCGCAGAGGGGATTATATGAGGGTGGTGCAGAAGATGTATTTTAAAAATTACGATGAATTTGTCGAACTTATTAAGTCCTGTGGCTTTAAATGTGTAGAGGCAGATTACAACAAATCAACCCCTGCACCCTATCTTGTTTATTTCAAGGATGAAGAAACAGGAATTTACGCAGACGGTAAATGCCTTTGGAAAACTGCAAAAATCATCATAGAACTCTACACAGCGAAAGATGACCATGCAAGCGAAACAAAGTTTGAAAAATGGCTCAACGAAAACGGCTTCGGTTGGAAAAAGCCGAACCGAGCGTGGGACACAACAAATAAACTTTGTGTAAGCTATTACACTTTGGGCGTGACTTTCGATGAGTAGTTACAAAAAAGTCGGTATTGACCGAATCGGCGATACTTTATCAAAAGAACTTGCAACCTATTCGGCTGACATCCAAATGGGCGTGCGGTTGTTGGTTGATGAAAAAGCCGAAGAACTTAAAAACGCAATCAAAAAAGAAGCACCTGTCGGCAGAAGAAAAAAATATCGCAAATCGTTCAGAATAAAAATCACGAACGAAACATTTAGGTTTTACGAAAAAACAGTTTATGCGGAAAAACCTGAGTATCGGCTTACACATCTTCTTGAAAAAACTCGTAAAAAGAGAGGTAAAAAAGGCGGAACGATACAGCCGAAGATGCACATTGCTCCGGCTACAGAAAAAATCCATAATGAATTTGAAGCTGGAATAAAAAAGCTCATTAAATCATCTGAAGCTTTTGGCGGCGGTGATTTGAGCGGAATAAAAAGAATCTAAAAACATAAGGAGTGCTTATTGATGAATAAAACTATTAGAAAAGTTGGTTATGCTGTGCTGACAGAAGGCAGCACAGGCGAAATTACATACGGAACACCGATTTGGTTTAAATCTGATGAGGCAGGCGGCAGAAGTATCGGTGCTGAACCTATTGGCGATTCAAATACAATCTACGCTGACGGCTTGCCTATTATTGTAGCAAGTGCGAACGGTGGCTACACAATCAGCCTTGAACTTATTTCAGCAGTCGATAACATCGAAAAAGATTGGTTCGGCAACGATGAAGCCACAGAAGGCGGCATTATTGAGAAGGGCGGTATCAAAGTGATGCCGAGATTCGCTCTTCTTGTTGCCAAGGAAACATACAAAGGTGACAAGCTCTACGAGATTGACACTTATTTCGACTGCGTAGCTGCAAGAGCGACCAGAAATGACAAAACATCGGAAGGCAACTTCGATCCACAGTTCCCAACATTTACAATCACGTCAAAACCACGCCCTGACAATGATTTTGTACGCTATACATCTTATGCCGACACTCTGCCGGAAAATGTTGTAACTCCTGCTGTAAAGGCTGTAAAGGCTGCAAAATCGGCAGTTCCTACAGATCAGGCCTCATCAGACAACACAAAGGCGGTTAAAGGCTAAGTTATGAAAGACACAGTTGTTATTAACGATAAAAATGTTGAGGTTGAGGTTACAGCATACACGATGCTCATTTACGAGGACACATTCAAAGGCCACAGCTTTCTGCGTGATGCCGACCGTGTTCTGGTTAAAAATCTTAACGATGTAAAGTTCGGTTCTGCTGTAAAGCTTTTATGGGCAGCGGCAAAAACGGCAGACGATACGATTCCTAACTTTAAAGTTTGGTCAAAAAATTTGAGCATTAAGGATGCTATTTCAGCGACCGACACAATTATCAAGCTCATCGTTGACAGTCTTAAAAGCGACAGCCCAAAAGTGACAGCGACAGCGACCTAAACGGAACTTTCCTGACGGCAAAAGAGGTCTTGTCTTATGCCGTCAGGTGTGGTCTGACTGTCGCAGATTTACAAAGGTTTACAATAGGTTTTGTGTTGGATTATATCGAAACCTATTTTGCATTACGAAACAATAAAAACATTCACGAGGATGAAGAAAAATTTCAGAAGATGAAATCTGTATTGCCTTTCGTTACAGAAAGATTTGAAAACAAAGAAATCTCGGAAGAGCAGTACAGCGAGTTTATGAACAGATATAAAAAGTTGGAGGATAGATATGGCATCTACAATTAAGGGTATTACCGTCAAAATTGCCGGCGATACAATGGATTTGCAAAAATCCCTAAAAGCTGTACAGTCCTCATCGGCGAGCTTACAGAGCGAATTGTCGGCTGTTAACAGACAATTAAAGTTTGATCCTGAAAACACTGTTTTGCTTGCTCAAAAGCAAGAGGTATTACAAGAGCAGATTGCTAAAAGCAAGTCCGCTCTTGACCGCTTGCTTGAGGTACAAAATCAGGTTGAAGAACAGGCAAAAAACGGCGAAATTTCGACGGAACAGTACAGAGCTTATCAGCGTGAAGTTGAAAAAACCAAAAGCAAACTTAACTCCTTTAACGAACAACTCGACAAGACAAGAGACGAATTTGATAAAGTCGCCAATGGGGTTGAAAACCTTGAAAATAAGTCGAATAAAACTGATTTATCCAAGGTCAAGAAAGAAATGGATGAGGTTAAATCCTCAGCTGACAACCTTAAATCTGCTGTTGGCGATGCCTTAAAAGAAGCTACTGCTACAGCAACGGCGATTGGCGGAGCGTTGACCGGAGCTGTTATAAGTGCAAACAGCGAAGAAAAGGCTTTAAACTCCTTGCAGGCTCAAACAGGCTTGACTACCGAAGAGTTATCAAAATACGAAAGCATTATCGGCGAAATTTACAAAGACAATTTCGGTGAATCGCAAGAAGACATTGCAAATACTTTATCAAAAATTAAGCAGGTTACGGACGAACAAGATCCTCAAAAGCTTAAAGATATGGCAGAAAACCTGTACACGCTCGAGGGAACCTTTGATAACTTTGATATCAGCGAAACTTTAAGAGGCATTAACGGTCTGATGACCAACATGGGCTTAACAGCTGATGAGGCTTTTGATTATATCGTAAAAGGTGCGCAAAACGGCTTAAATTACAGCGGAGAGCTCGGCGATAATATCGCCGAATATTCACAGATTTGGGGACAGGCAGGCTTTGATGCAGAGCAGATGTTTTCAATCCTCGAAAACGGCACAAAAAACGGTGCGTACAATCTTGACAAAGTTAATGATTTTGTCAAAGAATTTACAATTTCTCTTTCCGACGGAAGAATTGAAGAAAATCTCGGTAGTTTTTCAAAAGGCACGGGCGAAATTTTTAAAAAGTGGAAGGACGGCAAAGCTACTGCATCAGATGTTTTTTATAGCGTTATCAGCGACTTAAAAAACACAAAGAACGAGCAAAAGGCATTAACTACAGCTTCAACGGTTTGGTCGGCTCTCGGTGAAGATAATGCAATGAAAGTTATCAAGTCACTGGGAAATGTCAATAAAAACTATAAAAATGTCAAAGGCTCGATGGAAAAAATCAAAGACATCAAATATGATGATGTCGAATCGGACTGGGCGAGCCTCGGCAGAACTGTGCAAACCGATGTCATTAATCCTATTGGTAAATCGCTGTTTCCGGAAGTCAAAAAACTTTGTAAATTTGCGAGCAAGCATACAGATGATATTATTCCAACGCTAAAACAGATTGGTGTTTTAACTACTGCTATTTGGTCGGGTAAAAAGGCCACTAAAATAGTTACAGAAATCAAAAATCTGTGGGGAGCTTACAAGTCCTTGAAAGCGGCGACAGATGCCGCTAAAATCTCACAGGAGGGACTTAACACTGCTCAAAAAGCAAATTTGTGGGGATTAGTTGCAGGTTTAGTTGTTGGTGCTATAGGCGAAATTTGGGCATTTTCAGAGGCTAACGACAGTGCAAAACAATCCCAAGAAGAACTTAACGAAGCTCAGGAAAAAGCAAAAGAAGAAATTCAAGAGCTGAAAGATGCCAATGACGAATATGTGCAGAGCAAGAAAGATGCGGCTTCGGAGGTTGAAAGTGAATTTCAATACTACGAAGGCCTTTGGGGCGAACTGAAAAAAATCGTTGATAAAAACGGCGAAGTTAAAAAGGGCTATGAAGACCGTGCGAAATTCATCACAAACGAACTGAGCAGAGTTACAGACGATGAAATCACCTGGAACGGAAATGTTATTACATCTTACGAAAACCTTAAAACCTCAATGGATAATGCGCTTGAGTCAAAAAAAGCCCTGGCGATGTTATCGGCACTCGAAGAACCATATCAAACGGCTGTGTCCGGTTTAAATGGTGCACAAGAGGATGTTGTAGCCGGCTACGCAAACAGAAAAAAAGCAAAGGAAGAACTTGATTCAGCAAAAGAAAAAGTTGAACAAATGAGCCTTACCGGGCTTTCGCAAAATAAACAAACATTAAAACTTGCAGGCTGGGGTTTTGAAAACGGTCAGATATCTCAAGAGTATTATCAGCAAATACTTAAAGATCTAAATAATGGCGAAAATATGCAACGGCATATTGAAATTTTATCAAATCTCACATTAGCCTATGGTGAGGCGCAAAATGAAGCCAAAGACAACTTGAATGCGAAACAAATAGAGTTTGACAAAGCAGATGGCAAGTATAAGGAATATCAGAAAAAAGTAGTTGATTATAACACCACAATCCAAAATTATGAGAATCTCACAGCGGCAAACGCTAAAGGTAACACCGAAGAAATTAAAGCCGCTATGTCGGACTTGTCTAACAACATTGTTACTTATACCACCGGTAACAAAGCTGCTCTCGAACAGCAGGTCAATGATTTTAAGACAAATGCCGAGAACCTAAAAACGGCATACAAAGACGGTGTTGAAGGCGTAACAAAAGACCAGGTCGAAGAAGCCGAAGAATTGCAGGAAAGGGCAGAAATCGAGCTTGCTAAGTACAATGATATGTACGGCACGGTTGCCGCAATTGCTACAGGCAAAGCTGATGAAATCACTGCACAACAGCAGAAAATTAAAGAGGGCTTTATTGATGCCGAAACAGGCTCAAGAGAAAGCCTTGAAAATCAGCTTGCAAATTTTACCACAAACTATGAGTTATTAAAAACTGCAATGGACGAAAATCAACCGGGCGTAACTCAAAAAATGGTTGATAATGCAAAAGAGCTTGTAGATAAGGCAACCGTTGAGCTTAACAAACTCGAACCAAACAGCGAAGAAGCCGGTAAAGGCATCCCTGAGGGCACCAGCAAAGGTACGAAAGACAAAGACGCCAACAAAAAAGTTGATGATTCGTGCAAGTCGCTTGTCAATAGAATCTTTGATAATTTTTCGGGAGTTTATGACAAATTCTACGAAGAAGGCAAAAACTTAGTTCAAGGCTATATGGACGGTGCTGGAAGCCTTACCGATAAATTATTTAAGTCGGCAGGAGGACTTGCAGAATTAAGTCTTAGTGCTATTCAGAAAACACAAGATTCACATTCGCCTGCCCGAAAAAGCCGAAAATTAGGACAAGACTTAGGACGAGGTTACCCACTCGGCATTAAAGACGAAATCGGAGAAGCAGAAAAGGCGGCAAGGTCTATGAGTTCAAGAACCTTGTCAGCACTTGAAGGTGATCCGATTCGAGCAATTAACGGCAAGTTTGCAAATATTCGCACACAAAGTCAAAATGCAGCGGTAAACGGTCAAATGTTGAAAACTGTTACAAATTCACCTACGATTGAAATTCAATTCACAGGCGATGTCAACATCAATAATGACATGGATGTTGATGATTTTAACCGACGTGTGTCAACTGCGATTGTGCAGACACTTGACGGTGAAGCGTCGAAATTGGGAGGTTAAAGATGAGGCATAGTTTTACATACAACGGCACTGATTTACGGACATTAGGCTTTTTTATAGCTACACCTCCCAAATATCAAATCGCAAAACGCAGTTTTGATTTTACTTCTGTTTATGGCAAAAACGGCGGAGTGATTTCTGACAATGGTGTTTTCGATAATGTTGAAATGCAGTTCGAGGTCAACAGTTATCCATACATTGTGCCAAACGAAAGTAACGCTGAGCTTGTAAGAGCGTTTGCTGAGTGGCTTACCGTTTGGGACGGTGAATATAAAATCTTTAGGGATACATATAACACCGGCTATTTTACCAAAGCGATTTGTACAGGAATTGAGCCAATAGAAGAGGTTGCTCCTCTTTGCTTGTCAACGACTATAAATTTTAGTCGAGTGCCGTATTGGTACAGTGATTTAGGTCAGGAGATTATCCGACCCAAATTGACCTCAACACAAAACGCAGAAATCGAAGTCTATAATCCTGAAAATTACAAAGCAGAGCCTTTAATAAAAATCATCAACAAAGGTGCAAAAGTTAACCCGTTGACGCTGACGGTTAATGATAGTCAAACTTTAACGGTTAAAACATCATCGGATAAGGATTATATTGAACTTGATTCCGAACAGCAGTCCGCTTCTTTCAACAACGGCATGAGTTTAGCAAACAATTGCATAATCTGCACAGAGTTTCCAAAGCTTTTGCCCGGTTGGAATAAAATAAAACTCTCAGGAAAAAGCGCAAATGCGTTTACTGACATTGAAATTAAGCCTAATTGGAGGAGATTGTAATGTACCCTATCTTGTACAACATTGCTGATTATTACAAAAATTCAACACCATTGTTTGATTCTAACGGTTTCGGTTTTTTGACTGAATGCACCGAGTTTTTGGTGACAATGGAGCAAAATGGCACATACAGCTTTAGCGCGAAAATAAAAAGCACAGATAAGCTCGCGCCGAAAATTAAAATAACCTCATATATTAAAGCAAAAGTAAACAATGTATCTGAACCACAGTACTTTTACATCACGAAAATAGAGGTCGATAAAAACGGTGATTTGACCGTATCGGGCGAACATGTGTCAAGAATGTTTTTTCAAAATGGCACAATTCCTCGTGCGACAGACGGTTCGATGTATGGCACACCGAAAGAATTAATTGACCACTTCATGCGAGATTACAGCCAGGTAGGGAAACCTCTGTATATGTGGTTTACGGAGGCCCCATATAAGTGGTTTAGTTTTAGCTCATCAATCACAGCCAAAAAAAGAATCTCCTTAGGCTATTCACAGGCAGTAAAGTTTGAGGACATTTTCAAAGACGATGACGAAGGGTTGATAAATCAGTTTGACAGTGTTTTGTATTTTAACAATTTTGATATTCATTTTGAAAAAATCAGTACAGCAGGGGCGAAAAATGGCTATCGTATAGCTTTCGGCGCTAATGTGTCAGATTATAAGCAGACTGCTGAAATTGGCTACTACTATACACATGTTATGCCTTACGCACGATGCAACACTACGAATAATAAAGAAGTTGTCGTATCAAGCCCTGAACCGTATGAAACAGGTTTAAAACGGAGCATAAAAAACACATATTTGTATGATTGCACAAGTAAAATCAAAAAATATACTTTAAATCCAAGCACCGGCGAAAACTACGAAGAAGTCAGAGATGCCTTGCGGAATGCCGTTGCCGATTATAACTATTCAACAGAACAGACAGCGGAAACCCTGAGTATAAGGGTAACTCTTGAAAACGAGCTCACTAAAATGCACGCAATCAAACTTTATGATGAAGTGACGGTTGTAATGCCAGACGGCACGAATTTGAACCGAAGAATTTCAAAAACGGTCTACGATAGTGTATCTCAGAAATACAAAGAAATTACAATCGGCGACTTAAGTATGTCAATGTCTGATTTGCTCAAAATTCAAAGGAGGTTTAGAAGATAATGGCAATTAGCATAAAACATAAATCAATTACAATTGATGTAAATGACCGCAACGCACCGAATATTGTTGCAATTGCAAATGTAAATGACAAAGCAGTCCGCTATCTCGATGTAATGTTGACGGCCAGCGGTGAAAAATTGACCTTTGCAGACTGCACAGTAACTGCAACCTTTGCGACGGACGGATATTTAATTTCAGATTCAGTCGCTTGCACACTGAACAGCACAGCGGATGTTATTACTGTTCCGCTCGAAAATTTCAAGTCTATGTCGGGCTTCTTGGCAATCGAAATTAAGATTGCAAATGGCGAAACGCAGGTGTTAAATACTCCGCTGACCTTAAAAGTTAAAGTCACACCGAGCCTCGCTGAGAACAGCAAGATAGATAGCGAAAGTGCTGGCAGTTTTGCCGAAATCAGCCGAGAGGTTGCCACAGCAAGAGGCGGTCATAATTCACTTGGAGCAAGGCTTAACGGGATTGATTCGTCTGTTTCTGACAAAGCTGACAAAAGCACGGTCGGTCAGTTATCGGCACGAATGCAGACGGCAGAGAAAGCCCTTACAGGCAAGGCAAGCGCAACAGACGTAGCCAATGCTCTTAAAGCGAAAGAGGACAATTCAAACAAGGTAATTTCAAAAACGGACATTACAGACAGCAGTACCAATTATCCGAGCATTAAATATCTTAACGATTTTTATTACGATGCGAGCGAAGCCTACTCATCAGAAGAAACGGACAAGCTTCTTGCAACTAAATACGATTCGTCAAATATTGAAAGTGGTACATCAACACTCACACCGTATTCAACCGTCACCGATAAAATCAAAAGTGCAAGCTGTACATATAAGACGATTGGTGACATTGTAATCGTCAGTGCAACGGTCAAAATGAATGCGGC